TGACTCTCAACAGACTTGCCACCAAACAGCTTTTCTATCTTGCTGGGGTTAGTGGCCTTCTGCTCCAATATGCTGACTTCTTCTCGGGCATCCCAGAACTTACTCAAAGCTCTGGTCATATCACCCAGCTCCCTACCTTCAGTCACCGCCGTCTTCATAAAGCGGTAGGCCGAGGCGCATACTTGTACTGCTGCTACGATCTCTGCGGCCATTAGTAGACCTTTACGCCGTCTTGAGTCGGATCTACCAGTATTGGCTTGCAGTACGCTGTGATATTTATAGAGGTACTGGGTGAACCTCTCTGTCTTAGTTTTGCAGCAAACTCGTTACAGGTGTCGATACTACGGAAGCACATCGCCTCACGACAATCGTCATTGGCTACCTCGACGCCACCTATGGTCATTATCAATACAAAGACGTGGATCACAGCGCATACTTCTTACTCAGTGACGCGTGGGTCAACCCAATCGGGGCAAAGCTCCCAAGCACCATTGACGTAGTTGTACTTGCAGCCGTACCAATCATCAGGCTCTGTAACGCCCTCAACTAATGTGCAGTTGCTGCTGTTCAGGTCACCGATAATAAAATCAAGGTTTGCAGGATCGCCCACCTCAATATTGGTCGCAGTGATATTTACCTGCTTGTCATCAGCAAAAAGATACTTTGAGCAGTTAGTACCGTTTTCGATAATAGTCTTCATTGTCTATCCTTTCAGTAAAAGTTTTGTTGCACTAAGCGCCTTGCCAGCCGTCACACTGGAAGACGTTGTAGAAAGAGAGCCGTCAGCTTGGACGTAGTAGGTTGAGCCTGTGGTCAGACCAGATAGCTTTTCGGTTACTCCACCCTCAACAACCACGGAGCCTGTAGCTGTATTGGCTATGGCTTGGTCTGTAATGCCTACGAAGTCTGCGGAGTTTGTTGCACTGGGAGTTAAAGTGTTTGCCGCGCCTGCGGTAGTTCCATCTCCATAAGCGATTATTATTTTTTCAGCCGTAGAATCGTATGTAGTGGCTACAGGTCTTGAAACACCGGAGTTATAGGTAGAAGGAGAGTCAAAAAATATACTTGTCCCAGATACAGACCCTATAGCATACGCTCCATTATTATTGGTTTGATCTTCATACGCTACTACTATCTGGTTTGTTGCAGAATGATACGATGCGCTTATATATCTAGAATCGTTTGAGTCAAAAACTACTGGTGTCCCAAAAGATATACTTGTGCCAGACACTGTTCCAACTATTGCTGTTCCATAATTTGAATTAGTTTCGTTTCTAAAACAAACAACTATTTTATTGTTGCTAGAATCATAAACTACAGAGTTCATAAGAGCGGTTGCAGTTATAAACACAACGGGGGTACCAAAAGAAATGGATGTACCGCTTACGGTGCCTACAACAGCCGTTCCATATTCAGAATTATCTACATCTCTGTAAACTATAACTACTTTATTGGAATTGGAATCGTAAGTAATAGCGATGTGATCAACCTGAGCAGCTTCAAAAGTTGCTAGAGTACCAAAAGATATAGTCCCGCTACTTATCGTACCGACAATAGCCTTTCCTTGTGAAGTGTAATCAAAGTCTTGAAAGGCTATAACAACTTTTTGTGCGTTAGAATCGTATGTTATCGCGCTATATCTAGTGTCATCGTCTCCATATTTAACGCTACCAACAAAAGAAATAGAAGTACCGCTTACTGTGCCAACATAAGCTTCGCCTTTATTAGCGGCAACTGCACGTCTGGACGCGATAACAACTTTATTGGCGCTAGGATCGAATGTAATAGAAATGTAGTCTGATTCTCTAGACTCATAAACAACCGGTGTACCAAAACTAATTGAGCTTCCCGATACAGTCCCTACTACGGCGGTTCCATAGTTACTGTTATTTTGATCTTGATAAGCTACCACTACCTTATTGTTTGAAGAGTCATAAGTTGCCGCAGGGTAGTCTATAGGTGCGCTTTCAAAAGTTGCTTGCGATCCCAATACGCTCGATGTACTCGAAACAACCTCCACCGTCCCATCGGCCTTTAGCGCAACAGTCTGACCAGAACTCAAAGTCCCACTAGCTGTAAACGTAGCACTCTTTGCTCCAGCGCCTGCTGGTAATAGATCAGATAAATTACTCATGAACTGTAATCCAAGTTGATGCTGGTAGCTGACAGGGCTTTACCGGCTGTAACGCTAGAGGATGTCGTGGACAATGTGCCGTCATCTTGAACGTAGTAGGTAGCATTAGGGGTTAGACCGCTCAGGCCGTTGGAGGCAATCCCACCCTTAATCGTAATGTTGCCCGATGCGGTGTCAGAGATCGCTGCGTCTGCTATGCCTATGAAGTCGGTGTAGTTGGTTACGGAGTAAGCGGGATTGAAAACTACTGATGTGCCTCTTGAGCTAACCCCTATATTCCTATATGAAATAACGACCTTTGCATTTGCTGAATCGTATGTACAAGCTGTGGGGCCTCCGCCCATATTACCTGAAAAGAAAGTTACTTTAGTACCGGCACTAACAGAAGTTCCAGAGACTGTTAACGGAATTACAGAGCCATCGTCTGAGCCATCTGCGTATACAGTTAAAACTGTGCCAGATGCAGCGTGGTAAGCACTAGAAAAAAACCTAGAAGCAGTTGAATCAAACACTATAGCCGTACCAAAGGAAATTGATGTACCACTAACTGTCCCTACTATTGCTGTACCGCGGTCTGAGTTTCCCGCGTCTCTATAAGAAATTACGGCTTTACCGTTTACAGTATCAAAAGCTGCTGATGTATATTCAGTAAATGCACTTTCAAATACAGTTAATGCCCCAAAACTTATAGAAGTTCCGCTAACTGTTCCAACAACCGCAGTGCCATAGCTACTATTACTTGCGTTCCGAAAAGCAACGACAATTTTTTCATTTCCGCTATCGTATGTAATAGAAGTCTGGTTAGAGCCTGATGTACCTGTATTAAATATTCCCTCTGAACCAAAGGATATAGATGTACCTGATACGGTTCCAACGACTCCTGTTCCTTTATTGCTATTAGATTCATCTTGGTAAACGACAACTACTTTATTGTTAGTAGAATCAAATGCCGCACGTATCCAAGTGGTGACTCCGTTGTTAAATAGAGCCGCAGACCCAAAAGAAATAGATGTTCCAGACACCGTACCTACAATAGCTGTTCCTTTTTCTGAATTGGCTTGATCCTGATAAACAATAACAATTTTTCCTGAATTGCTGTCATAAACAATATCCGTGTAGCGAACAAAAGCAGATTCAAAAACAACTGGGCTGCCAAAGGAAATAGAGGTTCCACTGACTGTTCCGACTACTGCCGTTCCGTAGTTGGAGTTACCTACATCTTGGTAAGCAACTACAACTTTGCCGTTTGTGGAATCATATGCTGAACATATCTCTGCGGTATATCCTGTTTCAAAAACTACTGAACTGCCAAGACCCTGAGAAACATTTGTTTCCGTAACAGCCTTAACCGTTCCATCAGTTTGTAATGCAACCGTGTCGCCCTGACTAATCGCGCCGTCAGCCGTAAAGCTAACCTGTTTGCCGCCAGCACCCGCAGGTAATAAGTCTGATAAATTGCTCATGTCAAATCCATCATGTTAATCGTGGTTGCGGAGATTGCTTGACCTACCTTAACGTCTGATGCTGTGGTAGATAACGAGCCATCGTTTTGAACGTAGTAATCCGCGCCTATGGTCAGACCTGTCTGCGCTTCGTTGATACCGCCCCTCACATTAACCGTACCTGTGGCTGTATCAGATATTGCATCTGCGGTTATGCCTATGAAGTCGGCGGAGTTTGTGCTTCCGTTTTGGAATACTATAGACGTACCGTAGGATGAATTGCCGAGGTCTTGGTAAGCTATTACAACTTTACTGGCATTTGGCTCATAAGTAGAAGATATAAAGTTAGTCGTACCTGCGTTAAAAACTACAGGGCTTTCAAAAGAAATAGATGTACCGCTAACCGTCCCAACTATAAGTGTGCCGTAGTTAGAATTACCACCATCTCTATAGGATATAACTATTTTGTTTGCGCTGGCGTCGAATGTAGTTGCAGTATAAGATGTAGTAGCAGATTCAAAGACTACGGGGGTGCCAAAGCTAATACTTGTGCCGCTTACCGTGCCCACTACTGCTGTGCCATAGAATGAGTTGCCGTAATCTTGATAAGCTATAACGACTTTGTTGTTGGTTGAATCAAAAGCAATACTCATATCGTCGCTAGTAGCCGTATTAAAAACAGACTCAGAGCCAAACGATATGCTTGTACCGCTTACTGTTCCGACAATAGCCGTGCCATAGTCTGAGTTGCCGTTGTCCCTATAGGCAATAACTACTTTATTTGAGTTAGAGTCAAATGTAGTTTGATTAAAAATGGCGTATGCCGTATTAAAAACAACAGAGGAGCCAAAAGATATACTTGTGCCGCTTACAGTCCCAACAATCGCTGTGCCATAGTCTGAGTTTACATCGTCGGCGTAGGCTATAACTACTTTGTTTGCGTTCGAGTCGAATACAGTGCTTACAAAAAAAACGCGGCCTGAACCTTGAAAAAGTACAGGGCTGCCAAAACTTATACTTGTTCCACTTACAGTACCTACAACCGCTGTACCGTAACTTGAGTTTCCTACGTCTCTATAGGCGACTACTATTTTGTTTGAATTAGAGTCAAACACGGCAGAAGGATAAAATACATATCCGCTTTCATAAACCACTGGGGTACCAAAAGAAATAGACGTTCCACTTACCGTCCCAACAACAGCAGTACCGTAATTTGAGTTAGCCTCATCTCTGTAGGCTATGACTATTTTGTTTGAGTTTGAGTCGAATGTACACGATGTCTCACCCGTTTGAGCCGATTCAAAAACTGCTTCTGAACCAACAGTTGAAGAACTGCCTGCAACTGCGCTCACAGTTCCATTTGAGTTTAGAACAACAGTCTGCCCAGAACTCAAAGTCCCAGACGCAACAAAATCTACAGCGTTTTGCCCGCCGCCTGTCGGCAGCAATTCCGACAAACTACTCATCTATACGCTCCATCCAATAGTGGCATTTACGTAGGTCATTACGATCTCTGCAAAGTTTTTATCAAAAGTTAAATCCGTAGCAGAACTAGCGATGTTCTCGCCGTTTCTGGCTACAGTAAATGATGTTGTGGCTGCTGCACCTGTGCCGTCTTTGACAACCACCGTGTCGCCCGCACTGGGAGAGGCAGGCAGGGTAATAGTGATCC